ATTTGTTCAACCCAATAGGCTACAGCTATAGACAAAGCATCTAGTCGGTCATCATTTCTTAAGGCTCCCCTATCTTTAGTTAGCCTAGTCAATTGATAAAACAATTGATAATTAGGATCCTTAGTATCAAAGTCTTTCCTTATTAACTGTGGAGATACAACGAGCCTATGTTGGTTCATCACAGGTTCTAAGGTATCAACAATCCTCAGTTCTTTTTGTTTGGTATGATTAACTTCTTCTATAGTCACGGGATAATACCTTTGGACTACAGGTTTTAGTAGTTGTGTAAACATACCGTCACCAAAGTTACTCTCAACGATAATCATGTTAACTTTAGTGTCCCTAGCTAGTGTAGCAATTTTAGTTAGATTGCTTTCTGTGTACCCACCACTTAACCCCGTGCATTCTTGCACAAATAGATTACCACCTAGCTGTTTTACTATGGCAATCGCCAATTCATCTTGACCTCGACCAGCAGGATCAATAGACATTACAGATCCTTTATAGTCTCCAAATTCTTCTGACTTAAACATGGGTTTATAATATTTGTCCCCCGTGAAACCTACTGACGGTAAGTCTTCACAAACATACTCAGGACTACCTGCCCAAGCTATTTTTGCAGGAGCTATATCATTATTAATATCCATTACTACTAAATCACTTAACTTAAGTGGGTATCTTTCTTTATCTGATAAAGTAGTATCAAGCATAAACTGTAAGGCAAAGCCACTACGTCCATAACTTGCTTCTCTTTCTTTTAACTCTAGATCATTAAATCTTTCGGGATCTATAGGATCTAACTCATCAAACTTCTCGGTATCAATAAATGGTGCTAGTTTGTGTTCGTACCTAGAAAGCTTTAGAGCTTCAGGCATACGAGCAGTCCATATTCTAGTTTCATATCCTCTTGCAGGTAAATCATTATACACCGACATATCTGATTGTGGTGTACCTAAGAATACGATTTTACCCTTTGGAGATAAGACGGCTTCAAACTCTTTAACATTATCTGTAAGTTTATCTCTCATACTTTGAGTTAAACTGTTGTTTAAACTTTCGCAGTCATCAGAGATTATAAAGTCGGCTCTAGATCCTGTAAGCTGACCTGTGATACCAACAGACTTCACTGATGGAGAGTGTGCTGCTTTAGCAGGTGCTACATCGAATGAAACATTACTTCCCCGTTGATCTGATCTTGGGGCCAAATGCTTTAGTATGTCCATCTCAGTAATTAGTCTTTTAGTAAATGTACTAAAGTCATCTGCTCTAGTTTTACTTGCAGATACTACTAGAAACTTTAAGTCAGGGTTTCTAAGTAAATTCCAACAGACAAAAGCACTACAGATCCATGACTTACCTATTCCTCTAAATGCTTGAATAACAGCACGTCTAGGTGCGTTTTGTAAGTAATTCGCAATATCAAATTGCACGGCACTTGGACTAGGCAGAGACAAATGTCTCCAAGCCAAATACAAGAAATTTCTAAAATCTTGGGTTATTTCTTTCATATTATACCCTTTAAACGCCACTAGAGGCGTGTAGATGAGTCTTTATTGCTTAATGTCTCCTTTACCTTGTATCACATCAGAGATCTTAAAAGGGAGCTCCTCAGCTAGTTTTCCTATCGAGTTAGTATCGGTAGGGACACAATCTATATTATTATCCTTTAAGAATTGTCTAGCAACATTAAGATCCGAAGCTTTTACTTCGGGATCCCTGATTTTCTCTAGGAGAGTATCAGTTAGTTTACTATGTAATTCAGTTAGTTTTTTTTCTGTTTCTTTACTCATAATTAGCAGTTCCATTTTCTTAAGGCTAAAGCCTTTCTTGTTGGTCTTCCTTTACTATCTTTCATTGGCCCTTTTACTCCGCCCATCCGAGCACAGAAGCTCTTTTTTCTTCCAGCAGCTCTAGATCCTGCTTTTGGATTTCCTGTAACAGGAGCCTTGAGGTTATGGCCTTTAGCTTTAAAGTAAGCTCTGCCTCTTGCGTTTAATCCACCACTAGGGTTTTGATGTGCTTTTAAAGTCATTTGCTAGTTAGTCTATCCATGTGGTTATAAATTCTTCCTATTTGTTTATCTATTGACATAATTTCTTCTGTGAGCATTCCTAGATGAACTTGAAGTTCTACAATTGTCATAAGAACGTAAGAAGATAATCCTAAAAGTATAGTTCCTAATAAAGGTAATACCCATTGATTTTTTTTCATTTAATGTATTTACCTTTGTTAGTACCTTTTTTGATAAGATACCCTCTAGTGCCATTACCATTAATTTCTACTTCTTTTCTTAGATGCTTAAATACGTTTTTTTCTTTTAATTCTTTTTCAACTCGTTTTTTAAAACTCTCTAAAATTTTTGTATCTCGCATATGCTAATCTCCACATACACAACCAAAATCTTTTTTACATTTAGGACATTCAGTTTTCTTTAAAGGTTTTTTTATTTTTCTAGGTTTAGGATATGAAAAAGTAACTACATCATTTAACATAGCACATTGTTTGTCCCACCAACCAAAAAACCAATAACAGAATTTATCAATCACACTATTATTGCAACCAGTAAAGCCACACTCATAATAACAACAAAAACTTTGTGGTCATTCCATAAATGTTTTAATTTATATTTAATCATTTGTTTCATTATTTCTTTCTTCCCTTAAATATTTGCGTCCCTTTAATTCCATAGATGCTCGCAACGACAAGGATCCAGAGATTTGTGAACCAGCTTGGAAGCTGCTGGAATTGGTCAAAGAACATTTTTATCTTTTCTGATGCTGCTGGATCATCCGAGAAGACCCCCCAAGCAATCACCAAAATTGGCAACGTGAGAATTATCAAAACGGCCTCGTCTTTCCAGTCCGATTGTCGGGCTTCTAAAAGTTTGCCAGAATATTCTATTTCCCCTTTAGCCATTTTTTCTGCGTGAGATGCCTGAGCATTAGCCATCATCATTTTAGTTTCTTGTTTCTTTTTGTAGATATGCGTTCCAGCATTCATTGCTAATTTTATTGCACTAAGCCACACGATATTTACCTCTGTTTAATCTTTTTGATGTTATTCTTAAATTTGATCTAGAGTTATTTCTTGGGTTTTTATCCCTATGATCTATGTCTCTACCATCACCTTTAGACACAGCACCTAACGCCATTAACTTACGTCTAGCTCTGTTTCTAGATGCTCGATCTAATTTTGATTTAGAAGAAGATTGATACTTTCTATATTCTTCTCTGTAGTTTCTACTAGCCATATTTCTTTTTAGGGAAACCTGCTTTCATTCTTGCGTACGCTTTTGGCGATACTGTACTTTTAGATTTTGGTCTAGAAGTACCTGCTTTTTTTCTAGCATTAATGTTAGCGTATAGTCCACGTTTTGCCATTTAACTCTCCGTTACTGTTGTTGGTTTACACATAAAACTAAAATACATTTTATGTTCGTTTACTTCTTCAATACCTAGTTCTTGTGTTAGTCTTATACTTTCGTTGTAGCCTCTTATCATACAATCATAATGTGAATTTAAAATTGCAGTTTCTTTAGGAGGCATACATTGGTTAGCCGTAGCCGAACACATAATCATTATTAAAACTAATTTCACTTTTTATGATGTCTTCTTTTTGATTTATTCATCATTGATAAATTTGCTTTTTTACCAATGCTTGTTTTCTTGTGTTTAGATCTTGTTTCGTGAGCTTCTTTATTTAAAAGACCTTTGGCCTTAGCCATTGAATTTAAAAAATCCTATTAGACCTACAATAAGTGTTCCAATAGCTAAGATAACTTTAAGTCCACCCTTACCCATAGAAACATCTTGTCTTAACGACTTAACTTCTCGTTTCATTTCTTCTAAAGTTTTTAAAATATTATTCATTCGTTCAGCACAAAGTTTCTCATGTGATGAAAGTCTAACACCAGTAGCGACTTCGCTAAACTCTTTTGGTGTTATTTTTTTTCTAGGCATTATGCAGTGTAACTTCCATTAGCTAAGAATTTTAAAACTGTATCTGAACCTACTGTAGTTATTGTAGGTGAACCTGTGTATGTTCCTGTGTAATCAGAAGTTGCTACTCTGATAATAAGAACTCCATTTCCACCATCACCAGACCTATTAACGTTGTGAGAACCACCTCCACCACCACCAAGACCATCTGTTCCATATCCTGCTGTGCCATTATAATTACCATTACCACCACCACCAGAGCCACCAGTTCCACCAGAACCATTTCCATTTGCAGAACCAGAACCGCCTCCACCTCCTGCGTATGTAATTGACGAACCAGTTATAGAATTTGATATTCCACTTCCACCAGAGCCACCATAACTTGATGAACCATTTCCACCTGCTGAACCTGCACCACCTCCACCTCCTGCAGTAGAGCTTGAATGTGCAAAATAATTAGCACCACCAGAATTTCCTTGACCACTAGTTCCTGCATATCCATTTCCAGTACCATTACCTCCACCAGAGCCACCAGTACTTCCATCATTGTATCTGTTACTTCCTTTACCACCACCAACAGCAGTTAATCCTAATCCAGTTGTGTCTGTTCCACTATTTACACTATTACTTACTGGGTCAGAACTTCCAGTTCCTCCTTGACCAATAACAAAAGAATAAGTTGTTCCTATAAGAAGTGATAATGTTCCTGCAAGTACTCCTCCTGCTCCACCACCACCACCTGCTTCGTAGTAGCTTAAAGATGACGTTCCACCCGCACCACCACCTGCTACAAGTAAATATTGTGAATTATATTGAGGTATTCCCACTGTGTATGAAAATGCTCTATCGGCAGTACCAGAACTTGATGTTGCTCTTAATGTAAAATTATATGTTGTCGCTGTATCAACTGGGTCGCCAGTTATAGCACCAGTAGATGTATTTAATGATAATCCTGCACCAGATAAAACTGATGTCACTTCTGAATAAGTAACTGTCTCTCCATCTGGGTCTGTAGCTGTTGGATTTACATTAACATTTGTAAGCCAATTTGATGCACCTAAAGAACCAGAAGATGTATTCCAAGCAGGTGTGTTATCAATATTAATTTGATTATCTAATGTTCCAACAAATCCTGCACTAGATGTAATTTTAATATCATAAGGTTCTTTTGAATTTTGAAAAGATGATTTAGGAATAATTGCTGTTATTTGTGTTGAACTATTAATTGTCGTAGTTGAAGCTGTAATTTCAGTTCCATCACTACCGACAAAAGAAGCGACATCTCCTGTGGTAAAATGTTTTCCAGTAATTACAAAAGTTTGATTACCACCTCCTGCACTATCTACGTTTGTATCATCAACAGACGAAACAACAGGTGGTGCTAACATCTCATGGAAAGTTGTACCATCATAACCTTCAAATTTTCCTGTTGTAGAATTAAATCTAAATTGACCTGCTGTAGAGCCACGTTGTGCTGTCGTACCACTAGCTACTTTAGTACCTTCAGTACCAGTATCGCTTATGTTTTCAAATGATACATCAAGATTACTTCCTGCTATCTTACCATTAGATGTAGAAAGTAATTTAGAGAGGTCTCTAGCTTTTGTCATTTATTTATTTCCTATAATTTGTTGTTGTGTGAATTTTGTAGGCTAGATATTTCTACCTAGCCTTTAAGTTTATAAAACTATTGTGTTAGCTTCATCTTCAGTTAATGCTTCTCCTGCAATTAACTTAGCTTTAGCACTAGCTTTTAAAGTTTCTTTTTCAGTTATTGCGTTAGCTTCAGCAGTTTGTAATTCTTCTTTTTTACTTTCAACTGCTGTTTCATCTATTGCAACTTCATTCTCATTTTCATCAAATGCTGTATCACCTCTTACAGTCACTACATTTGGATATAATTCTTGAATTGCTTGAAATTTAAAATTTTCTATTGGTTTCATAATTATACTCCTATTTCTAATAATGACATTGTTTGATATGCACTAGAACCACCTACTCTTACAGTAGTTCCACCTTCAGATTTAATATATACTTTATAATCTATCTGGTTTGTTGTGTTATGAGTAGTGTCATATAAATTAAGAGAATGTTCTCCACCTGTATCAGCAGAATACAAGAACCACCCACTTTCTAATAATCTCCATTGTGAATAACCACCACCATTAATTTGTCTATAAATCGCAAGGTGTAGTGAACCCCCACCAGTTTGAAACATACCACCAAGCATTCCTGTTAGCCAAATTTTATTAGACGCTGAAGTTGGTGTAATTGAATTAACAAGTGATGTGACAACAAAACTTGTACTTGTTGTAGAAACTTCCTGTGTTGTTTCAGCATATGTTTTTTGAATTAAACCACCAGAAGCATCTGCATATTCGGGTGCAGTAGCACCAGAGTTCATTTGTAATACTTGACCTGCTGTACCTTTTGGAAGTCTTTGTAATCCACTTCCATCTCTGTAAAGTATATCGCCTTGTGTTGTTAGTGTTGATGTTAAGTCTGTTCCATTAGTACCATTAGTACCTGCCGAACTCATTATATTCCAGTAAGCTGTTGCGTTGCCTACTGCTTGATTTGAATGTGCTTGAATACAAACATAACTATTTCCACCTGATGAAACTACATCATCAACAGCGTAAGATGTCGAACTATTGTAAGCACCCTTCCAGTTAAATTTGATAGCACCCAGATTTATTGTTGCCATATTTGTTTCCTTATATTGTTGATATTAAATTGCCATTTGTATTAACGCTAAAGACAAAGCCTGAAGCACTAAATAGAACATCATCAAAGTTGGCATATTGACTTTCGGTGATGTTATCTTGACCTTGATTGGTCGTAATATATCTAACTGCATTATTTGCAGGTGTTGGTGTATTTGCTTGTCCACCCATTCCTGAGTGAGACGAACAATAATAATAAAGTGTTGGTGCATCTGATGCCACAACTATAGTCACTTGTGTTGAAGAATTTACAGTCACACCTGTAGTGTAAGCATTTGAATTACCACTATCTGTAGAAAATCTAAATGGGTGTGCTGAGGGGTGATTAAATATGTAAGTATTACCCTCGTATAATTCTAAAGTATCTTGTTGAACACCATCTATAAAATATTTATTTGAACCACCAACTGAAGAAACTGTAACTGTTTTAACTAAAGTAGATGGATTGTAATATTTTTCAAAACCATAAACTTCTGCTGAAGAAGCATTAGAAAATTCTAATCCATTTGCTGAACTGTTCATAACAAGAGCTTGTCCTGCTGTGCCAAATCCTGAAGGTGTATCTGTTAAATCTTTAATTGATATGTTAGCTAATTGGAATGTACCATAAGCCACAACCATAAGAATATCATTTGCTGAAGCTCCTGTACCTAATATAACGCTAGTACCTGAAGTTGCAGTAAAATCTGCATTTGCAAGTTTAACTCCGTTTAAATATACATCTATAAACCCTGCGTCATACGCCAAAGTTTTTGAATTTGTATCTGCACCTGTAAATGTTGTCTGATTTGCTGTTGCAGTGTACTCAAACCTATTTGCAGTCCCATTAACGGTGCTCCCTGCAGCAGCCCACCCACTTGATTTGTAAACTTTTAATTCATTTGCAGTTGTGTCAAAATATAAATCACCAGCGTTTAAACTTGATGTTGGAGCAGAAGATGAAATTCTATAAACATCTGCAAAATTTTGAACAGCTTGTAAGTTTGTATTAACATTTGAAACTGCTGCGTGTGCATTAGCTAAGTTTGTTAAATTTGTAATTCCTGCAAGTGTTGTAATGTTAGTATTATTTCCTGCAACTGTTGTAATTTCAGAATTTAAACCTGCTACCGTTGAAATATTATTAGTAGGCGAAATTTGCCCTGCAACAGTATTAACATTATTTTGATTAGATGTAGTTAAAGTTAATTGATACCAAGTAGTGTTAGCTAAGTTGTAAACTTTCATTATATCATTAGTCGTATCAAAATATAATGCACCATCGACTAATGCGTTTCCGTCATTATCAACACTTGGGTTACTAGACTTAGCTCCTAAGAATCTATCGTCAAAAGTATCTAAAGCAGTTTCTGCAGCAGCTTGAGCAACTAAGGCTGCATTTTTTGCTGTGACTGCATTTGTTTCAGCTGTCTCAGCATTTGTTTCAGCAGTTTCGGCTGCTGTCTTTGCAGTTTCAGCAGCAGTCTTATAAGTGTTTACTGTATTAATATCTGCTGTAAATTTAGTATCTACATAATTTTTAGTAGCAACACCTTGAGCTGCTGTAGGGTCAGTAACATTTACAATCTTTTTAGATGTTGCGTCCCACTCATCAGAAGTATTTAAATTTAAAGAACCCTCTGTAACATCAATAGCTTCTTGTGCCATAAAGAAACTTTGGTTTCCGTCTTGGTCAAGGGTAGCTTCTGTTAAAGTAGATCCATCTTGGTAATCAACAAGTCTTGTTGCTCTGTTTGATGATCTAGTAAATTTAATTACTGTTGCTGAAGCAGGTGCAGAATTAAATGTAATTGTAGATGAGTTTGAAAAAGTATAATCTGTAGTTAAATTTTTAGTTACACCATCAACAGTTACTACTATATGAGATTGTTCAATGTATGGGAAAGTAACACTAAAATTTGTCGTGCTTCCGTTACCTGTGTATGTGTCTATTGCAAATGCCATATTAATATAAACTTGTTGCTCCTTTGTCTGGTAAACCAGAGTTGTCTTTTATAAAGTTAAGTAATTGATTAATTCCATATAAGTTTTGATATGGAAGTATTCTCATTAATCTATTAAAATCATTCTTACTAAATTCGTAATCTGATCTCATAGATTTTAAACCTGCACCTAGTGTAGGCATTAGTTTTCCAAATACTAAATCGTATGTCGGGTTTCCTGTTATAAGGTTCATTTCTTGACCAGATGATCTAGTATTGAATCTATGTTCTGGTGCCAATTGACCAGTAATCATATCCATAAAAGGAGGCATTACAGAAGACCAGCCTGCTCTTTGAAAAGCAGCTCTAGCAATTTTACTGTAGTCTCCTTTATCTCCTAATCTCTTTTTAATGTATTTCTTCTTTTCGGTTTTAGACATACCTATAGAATTGAAGTGTACTTGTGCTGCGTAAGCTAATCCTCCAATCATAGTAGTGTATAAAAACATTGAAGCTGTTTGCATGTCTGCCATAGCTACATTATGAAGAAACTGTTTGTTCCAAGCATTCATAATGAATTGTCTAAACTGTGACATCGTTTTTCCTAACGTGTTGTCAGTAAAGAATCTACTTGTGTCTCCAATATGATTATATTGAACAGAACGTCTTGTAGATCTGTTTACTGCTACCGCAAGTCTTTTAACTAACTCTTGGTCTTTCATAGCGACAAAATCAAAACTTAAAACTCTATAACCTAATGCGTTTTTAGTTTTAACTACTCTAGGACTATTAAACTCTTTTGCTAATGCAACTAAATCACTATCACGCAATCCTAATACTCGGTATCTATTTAGTTTACCTCTTGATATATTATCTAATAAGTTTCCTTTTTTAGAACCTTCAATTAAATCTTCTGCCATGTTATGAACAAAACCACGCATAGCTAATCTTCTTTGTAATGAATCTGTTTGTAATAAGAATGATCCATAGCCTGTTATTTTTTCGGCTGCTGCTGCTTGAGACTTATTAAGTAAAGCACCTTTTTGAAAATCAGATTTTGCTGCACCTCTATCTAAAACTTCTAATGATTGATGCAATCTATAAAGATGATCATCTCCATTTGATGCTCCATAAATAGCAAAGTCTTTTCTAAATGTGTCAGGTAAGTTACCAGCTTGTGCATCATCAAATATTTTTCTTATAGCAGGTATTTCATTAAGCATTGTTCTTAAACCAACCTGTGAAGTAACAACTCCAAACTCAGGAAGCTGTGCAATACCTACTTGGTTTAATACCCTAATAAAATTAAATCTTCTTAAATCTCTTAGCCAAGCTTGATAACCTGATGATGGATCCCCGCCCTCTGTAGAACGTCCCATAAGATTATTAAAGAAACTATCTATAACTGCTTCTTCTTCTCTAATAGCAACATTATCAATATTTTTATTTTGTACGTTAACTATTTTTCTAGCAACACTTAGATCACTTTTTCTGTAAGAATCTCTAATGTCTCTTTTAATACCGTTACTATAAGTTAACCATTCGTTTCTACTTTTAACACCAACTCTATTAGCTAAAGCATACCAACCTGACATTTCATTTGTGTATGAATGCCAAAGTAAATCTATATCATTTTCATAGATTTGATCTAATCTAACTCTTTGACCTTTTGCTTTACCAACTGTTAAAGTATGTTCATAGTTTTCATCTAGTCTAATTCTTTGTTGGAATCTACCTGATGTAATTAATTTAAGTTGATTTTGTAAACCATTAAATAATTCATCTCTTTGAGCTTGATCTAAATTACCAAAAACATCATCTATGTATTCTCTTAATAATTTAGGATCTTTAATTTTTACAAGTTGTTCAATATCAAAGCCACCATATCTACTGTTGTATTTTGCCATCTTAACAATAGCTCTTGCTAATGCTTCGGCTTTTGTAACAGATATTTTAGCAGAAACTTCTTTTCCTGTTTTAGGATTTATGTCTCCTGTTTTAACTTTAACTGTTTCTGGTGTAGCTACAGGATTGTCTAATCTATTTATTAATGGTTGTTTTCTAGCGATAGCACCCGTTAATAAATCTACAACTCCATCTTCTCCAATTCTTCTTTCTAAATCTACAAAACTATCAAAACTTATTTTTCTTGGCACATAATATCTACCAGTATTTTTTGCTAAATCTTGTGCTTCTTCTACACCTGCTTCTGCAAGTTTTTTTGCAAACAATTGAAAACCATCTGCATAAGAGTTAGCACCTTTAACAATATTTGCATCATTTAAAATTTCTAATTCATCTGCGTTTCTTAATTTAGCAGGTTTACTTAAAGCAATCATAGCTCTTTTAACTTTGTACATAAAATCTCTTTTATGACTAAACTGAAAGAAACCTTTTAAATCGCTAAGTAAAGTTCCACCATACCCTCTTTCTTTTAGATAGCCTTTTACAGCTTCGTTAAGACCACCTTTAGTGTAGACTACATTATGTGCTTCCATAACCATAGTGTCTCTAATAATTTCACTTGTGGCTTCTTGAGGTATAAAATCTTTTTTAACTAATCCTGAATTTTTAACTGACCAACCAATAGGATCTTCCATATTATCAAAAGCAAATTTCTTTGCTAATTTAGACATACTTGATCCTAATGAACCAGATCTAGTCATAGCAAATCCTAAGAATGGAATATTTCTTGCTGTACCAAAAGCTAATTCAATGTTGTCAACTGCATCAACATCGTGCATCTCTTTTGTAAACTTTTTGTTTTTAAGAGTATGCTTTACGTTTTTAAATTTTGTTTTATCTGCTTGTTTAGTAGGAGCTAAACCATTCTCAATTAGATCAGCTCTTTGTGTAGCTAGACCTACATTTTTAATAGATTTGCTTGTAATTGCTGATATTGCTCCTCCAAGAGTACCACCTAAAGCTGATGCTATTACAATATCATTAAGGCCCATTGTAGGGTTATTAGCTGCTATTGGACTATATAAAGCTCCCTCCATAGAACCATAGACTAATCCTGATCTAACAAAGTTTTTTCTTCTAGATATACCCGTTAAAAACTGAGTACCTTTCATTACTTTAGATAGAGCTCCATATCCTGTAAGGTTTACTGGATCTAAAAGAAATGTACCAAACTGTAATGCAATACCTTTCCAACCAAGAGACGCTAACATCTCTGCGTTCTTCTGGTGTCTTTGTGCTTTTTGACCTAGATAATCTAAATGTGCAGGGTTTACAGCTTCTATAATACTGTCTCCAAACTCACCTCTTAAATCGTATTTCTTTATAATTTCTTCAAATTCACTTTTGTTATTATTGTAACTAAAGCCATCTTGTTGAATAAAAGTTTTATTAAAGAAAAGATCAAACGCATTTGCAAAAATAGTATTCTCTCTTATTGATGCTTTTGTTGCTTCAGTAAATGTAGTTTGTTCATCTAGAAACTTTTGGTACTCACTATAGTTATAAGCTTTGTCTAAAAACAAACCACGACTTACGTCTGGTAATTCACTAAATAAATCTTTTTGTTTTGTTATATCTGTAGGTACAAACTCAGGATCTTTTATAGGTTGTCTTGGTTCAATTTTTTTTTCGCTTTCTAAATAATCAGCTTCTTTATTTCTTCTTGTATTAAAGTCATCTCCAAAGTTTCTTAAGTTAGCTAATAAAGAATCCCAATCATTAGCTCTAGCTTGTTTAATGTAATTCATTTCAGAACCATCTTTTCTTTTAAAAGAAGTACCATGCTGAAAACCAACAGATGTAATCACAGTTCTTTGTGCCTCAGTTAAATCGTCCCATGCAGTTTGATGATCTCCGTTTTCATATGCTCTTTTAACTTGGCCTGCGTACCAGTTGTGACTAGCTTGATCTATTTCTTTTACTTGATCGTCATTTAATGAAAATCCTTGAGATGATTCTTTTGCTTCAGCACCTTGCATACCGAAGAACTGAGATAATAAATTTGTAGTATCTTCAGAGATACCCATTTGATTTAATAAATCTGCATCTTTTTCTTTAAGATCAAATCCTGTTGCAATAGTTACACCAGAGTTATCACTCGGTACATAAGCGTCTTTTACTGCTTTACCTTCTAAACTTGAAATAAAGTCCCAATTAATACTTGTCATTATGGTTGCATATCCTTTGTTTGTTCGTAAAATAATTCATTAGCATCGTCCCTATCAGCTAACATTTGTCTTCTTTTTTCGTCAGTTATTAAATCTTTATCTTGTTGTTCTTTAACTTTAGCTTCGTATCTTTCTTTAACTAGAGCTATAGGTATTTGTAGCCAAACTGTTTGACCGTCTTTGTATTCTACAGTTGATGGTATTTCTAAAGGAGAACCATCATCTTGTTTAAAATACAAAACGTCATCATCTGTATTAACAATCAATTCAAAATCATCTAAATCAACACCCTCGTTTACATTGGGTGCAGTACCATCGACATTAATATTAGTTTCATCAAAGAAGAAACCAATAAGATCAGTTTCTTGTATAATATTCTTTTCTGTATTTAGTTTTTCTTTTAACATTTCAATGGCTGTTACTTTAAAACCATCGTAGTTTTCTGGTGCAACACCAAATTGTTTCATTTTGTAATTACTTACATAACGACCATTTATTTCGGTGTAATGTTTATCTATAAATTGTTCTGCTTGTTTTATGTAATCAGTATCAGTACCGCCTGCTATATTCTTAAAGTATTTAGCAGTCATGTAAGCTAACTCTTGGTTTCTAGCGTTAGCCATATTACCAGAGAAAGCTTGTATTGTTTTTTTATCTTCTGATGTTAAATCATTTATTTCTTTAGTAGTGGTATCCATAGTACCCATACTTAATATTACATCTCTAGGATCTTCTCCTGCTTGTATTCTTAAATTAGCTACAAAGAATTTGTATTTATTCTTGTCGTTTTCTTTAAAGTAAATACCTGTAATACCATTTTTATCTAATGCAGAATAAACTTCTAAAGCTAATTTATTATCTTCTGTGTATTCTCTAGTTAATGGTTTGCTTAATAAATCTTCTATTTGTTTTACAGGTTCATTTCTTTTCATACCTGACATTATAGTCATAGTAGTAGCTAAGAATGCATCAGCATCGGACATACCTGCTGCTTTTTTATTTCTAAGTTCTTTATTAAAAATATCAGAAGCTAACTTAGTTCTTTCTGGCCCAGATTTACCTGCAACATTACCATTAAACCAATTTACAGTATCAACATTTAATTTAACTGCATCTCGTAAATTATCTACTAATGCTGTTACTCTTTTTTGATATTTTGGATTATTAATAATAGCGGGAGTTCCATCTGGTCTATTAGTAGTTAATAGTTCAATATATTCTGTAGCAAATCTACCATCTAAAGAAGCATGAAGTTCAGCTTCATTAATTACAATATCATCAAAATCTGATTTAGATAATGCAGGGTTTCTATTTTCTTTTAGTTGATAATACAAATCCTTAAATGTTTGAGACATATTATCTTGAAAGAATTTAGCTTTTCTTTCTTTGTAATCTTTTCCTAAAGTCATAACAGGATTAGATTCATAAAAAGCAATTTCTAATTGTTCTTCAACTTTAGTAGGTAAATTTTGTATAGATAAAGATGTATTACCTATTACTTTATATTGTAAATCTTCTTGTTGTTTTTCAAATTCTTGTACGTTTAACCATTTTCTTAATGATGTTGTACCCTCGTTATATGCAGAAGCAAAAAACTCATCGTTTTGTTTATCTGCTAAATATGATTGACTAAACTCATTATAATGATCTTGCCAATTATATCCTGTTTCATTTTTCTTAGTTGCATAGTCTTGTTTAAAATCTTGGATAAAATTATCTACAGAGTTATTAGCATACTGTTTATATGCACCGAATCTAGCCCAACCATTAAAGACATCAGGGAAACCACTTGTGTGAGCTTTTCTAGCTTCTTCTAAAGTCATTCCATTAATTTTAGCTTTACCTTGTTCAAAGTCTTTTTCGTTTTGTTCTTTCATATTAGCGTCAGCTAATTTTTTAATAGTAGGATTAATCTGTGCTAAGGTATCTGCTAAAGCTCCAAATTTATCTTTGCCTACAATTCTTTCTGAGCCAACATTAGTTATTGGTTGTGGTGTAGGTGCGTTTTCTAAACCGACATTTATTCCTAAATCTGTATTTATTTTAGTAGCCATTATTTCGGAGGATTGTAATTCTCGTAGGTTAAATTAAAAGTTTGACCGCTTTGGTTTGGTGTAGATGGTGCTTGATTAGCCATATACATACTTCCTATATCTACTGCTGTAGATAAAGCATAGGTCATGAAACTTGGTTTGTATGCTCTAGGTAAACTTAATATTTGATTTGTGTATCTTCTATTATAAGCAAGACGATCAGTTGCAAATGCTCTAAGTTTGTTTTCGTAGTTTTGATCTACAACATTAGTTTCTTTACCTGCCTGTCTAGCTATATCGCCAAGAACAGTCATTTCTAGATTACCACCAACATTTCTTTCGCCAAGTGAAGCTTTTGCAGTTCCTTCAACTCGTAACTTTTGAGTTAGTATTTTTTCTTTTTGTAATGATGTTTGATCTTCAGCAACTTCTTGTTTTCTTATAAATGCGTTATCTGTGTAAATAGCTTCTTCTCTTAAATTTTTAGCTTTTACCTGTGTATCTCTATTTATCTGATTTGCTTGTGCTTTATCAGATCGGTACTGCGTATAGCCTTGTAATATTCTACTTGCTATATACGCTTCTGGTGTACACATATTTATTTCTTCTCCTTATAAAATCCGTAAAATAAAACATCGTTAAATGTTTTTTCGTTAATAATTTTAAATCCACACCACTTAAGCCAAGTTAAGTGAAGTTTATTTCTACTGTCTATATAATTAAAAAGTACAGGAAATTTATCTGACATTTCCTCTACTCTATTTTTACATTCTCTTAAAAATTTAATCTTTAGTTTTTTAATTTTAGGCGTGCATAATAAAAATGGAGAACCAATATTCTTGTCATCTAAAGATGCTACAACTCCATATACACCTGCAATTTTACCGTCAACAAAAAATGAACGACAATAGTTAGTCATAGCAAAACCTTTTAATAAAGTTTTCTGCACGTTAGTTGTTCCTGTTTTAGCTTTGATTTCATCTTCATCTGCGGGTCTTAAATCTTTTGCTAATAATTTTATATGCTGACTTGTTGCTTCTATTTCATCTATTTTCATTAGGTTATTATTCGTTGAGAAAGAACAGAGAATACTCCCTCCCACTCTGCCGATAAAAAGTTACATGGTAAATAACTATCGGAAGATATGAATATAACTGTATCTGTGTTTTTACATTGTATAGGAAATTTAAAGGTACCACTTTCTAAATTAGGCTGCCCAATTGTAAACGTACTTGAACCTAATATTTGTCCTGTAAATTTATATACTGATGTACTTCTTGCTAATGGAGTAAGGTTTACTTCAAAGAAACCCGTGTCTCCAAATATAATACTCATTTTCTTTAACTGCAGTCTACCTGTGTTAACAGTAGAAGCATTACCTGATGTCTTTTGTTCTCTAACAAAGAAAGTAGGAAACTGATATTTAAAAGTATATTTTCTACCCACTATTACTGGGTTTGTAGAATAATCTCCATCAACTACAACCGTAGTGTTTGTTGTGCTACTGATTGTTAAGTTTCTTCCCTTTTGTGTAGAAGACCATGCACCACCTAAAACAACCCCCATAGAAGCAGTTTCTTCATAAGGTAATGTAAAAGTAGTTTTGTTAGTACCAGAACTATATGATCCTGTAAGACTTGTCTTCCTGTCTAACAACACAGGAAACTCTAGACCCGTGTCTACTTCATTAGTTTTTAAATTAAGTTTTTCTAAATATGTACCATCAGCTCTTTTAACAACTAAATATAAATAGTTTTGTATACAATCCCCGTCTAACAATACATCTGCTGATTCAAATTTATATTTAGACCATGATCTTTGTAGGGCTTTTGATCCTGCATCAAAATAAAATTTATAAACAAATAAAGAATTTCTTTCTCCAGAAGCAAAGGCAAATAAAGTATTTTCAGCTGACGATCCTTTTAAACCTGTAAGTCCACCTGTGATATATCTTGGTAGGTTAACTGTAGTATCTAAAGCATCTTTAATTTCTGTGTCAGCATTTACATAGTATTCTCTAACACCTGCAAAACTACCTCTAGATATTCCAAAGTAAATATTCTGTCCAAGACCAATAGGTTTAACACCATCGTCTATTTCATATTCTGTAGTTTGATTAATAGATACGGTTTTAGCTGAAAGTATTTCTTGAGCGTCTAGTGTAAACTGCGATTGATCAGAAAATAAAACTAGCTGTTCATTAAAAGGTACAGCATATTTTAAGATTGAAACTTTATTATGACTAACAGCTAGATCAATCATATCGTCATCAACAGCAGTAGTTACTGTTGTGGCCCAAAAGGTAAAGAATTTACCTGCCTTAGAAAATATTACATTTTCATCAGAAAGAAAACCAAGTCTATTTCTATAAAAGAATATGTCATTTATTTTTCTACCAACGAACGTAGGGTCGGGGCTAGTTACCTCGTCCCCTACAGTTCGAGATGCAAATTCAGGCTCATTATATGTAGTACCACTAACCGTGTAAGCTGAGCCATCTGCTTTGCAAAATCTAAAATTTCCATCAGCTGTTCTAATCAACAAATGAGGCATTGTTGACATATCAAAAGAATTATCTAATCCATCTTTTACTGTTTCAACCCAAGCAGAACCGTCCCACTTAACAAAATAATTATCAAACTCTGTTCCGCCATCTCCAACAATTTCTGTAACAAAACCTATGTAGCCTTTGTATGGTAAGTCAGCAAACGAGTTTGTTTTATCTTTAACTAATATTAAACCATCACCACCTAAACCATCTGATACGGAAGCAGTAAATGTTCCTGAGTTTTTAGAAACATAAATAATAGAACCGTCTCTACTAATTGTATATCCTGATAAATTAGAGTTTAAATCGTTTGTTAATTCTGTTGCTATGTTATCAGTTGTAATTGATGAAGCGTTACCAGAGCTAGAATTGTCTAAAGTTTCATAACTAGCAACAGATGATCCATTAATGGTAATTTCATAAGTTGTTTTATATTGTCCATTCTTTACATAAAATATCGCTTCATCAGGTCTAGTTGTAGAAACACTACCAGACAATGCAGTAGTTTTAGTTTTGTTTACAATAAAAGTGTAATCAGCAACAGTTACTAAATTAAAATCATCTTGTGGTGCTGATGATGTTAAATAAGACAAACCATCAGGAGTAACAACAGTTTTGTTATTACCTGCAAGATCATAAACTTTAACAGATTGGTTGTTTACTAAAACAACATACTGTTCGTTAGCATCTCTATTAATAATATGTACTTTACTATTTGTTAAAGTATCAGTGTTTAATTTTGCAATATGTTCTGTAGCAGGTCTTTTACCTAAACCACTAATAATATCAGAAAGACCATTTTCTTGTATTGTAGCTTGGTTTGGTAACTTAACTGTATCTGGTTGTTGAGAAACTCCATTTAACAAATTTGGAAGTGAATTTGAAATTAATCTTGCACTCATTATTCATCGCTAATTGTAGTTTTCGCAGGTTGAAAATTATCTCTGTCGATAACTCTGTATGTACTGTAATTATCAAAGATACTGTGATCTCTAGTATCTCCCTCATGTTCTTTCAAAGCAGATAAAGCTTGTAATTCATCAATTTGATGAAACGTATGTAAAGTCTCAGACGCTAACATTCTATCTTGAAATATTCTAGAGGCTCTTATTGTAATATATCTTCTTGCTGTTTCTGGTAAATCTGTAAATTCTAAAAACCAAGTTATATTAACTCTTACATCTTTATTAATAGTGTAAGTATGATTTTCTCTATCCCAAAGTTTTCTTCCTCTTTCAACTAAATCTAAATCAGCATCTTGATTAGAGTTATCTACTCTTAAACAGTTAGACGGTAATTCTATTTGATTAGATGTATTTTTAACTAATTTATAATTAGTATCAGTGTTAAAATGCCAACCTACACTTTGTACTTCTCTAGAAACATTATCTAAAATTTGAATAGCAATAGATACATCTGTAGTAGTCGAAGATGTAATTGTGTTAACAGGACTTTCTCCTATCGCTGTAAGCATTACATTAACGCTTTCTAGTTTTGATGTTACTGTAGTTGTCATAATATAAATTCTATAAGTTAATAGAGAGGCGACCGAAGTCGCCCCTCAATGCAAACAACGTAATTAATTACGCAGTTTTGATTTCAATCGAACAGATTGGATTTAGAGGTGCATGACCCATAGCATATTTAGCTACCATCAATGTACCTTGTCTCTGAATTTGGTATTCCATTTCAGTAGACAGATCCATAAGTTTAACTGTTCCAACTGCATTTTTCTGCCAAACACAACCAACTGTAGTTGAGAAGTTTCCAGCAAAATTTGTGCTAGAACCTTGTGCAACACCAGATGAAATGTTAGTAGATGGTAAGTTGTTTGTAGGTACAATGTTAATACCTGCAACTTTAAGAACTTTACCATCAGAGTAAGAACCAGATCCACCCCAATCTCTGTTAATAACAGTAGTACCTTGAATTAGATTGTAGTAAGTCGCTGGTGCAACTGCACAATATCTATCTTCTGCTGGTACATCGGCTGCATCTAATTTTTCAGCTGCACTGAAAATAGAAGCTGCTGCTGAAGATGCGTTAGTTGCAAAGTCAGCATCAGTGATCGCCTGTCCTGCTGCTTGTGGTGAAGCTGCAGAAGCTCTACTGTTTAAGATTAAGTTTTGATAAACGTGTTTATCCATTTGGTTAGCCAATGCTCGGCCAAGCTCTTTTGAATAAATACTACGCACATCGTAATGTGACATAGCTTCGTCTATCTTTGCGATAAACACAGGTGCAATCAATAAGTTCTCAATTGAGATTGTTCTCTCATTGTGAGTTACAGATCCGCCTGTGATTTCATTTCCAGCGGTATGATATGCAGCAGTCGTAACTTTGCCAACCACAGGAAATTGTGCACTTTTGCCTGAACTAATTGTTCTGACTAAGTGTTTGTCTAGTGTCGAGTTTGCTGTTTCAAAAGCAGTAATAACTTCTCCACTGAAAATTTTTAAAAAACTTGCAGTGGTACTACCTGATCCAGCATTCTGACCTATATTTGATACAGTATAATTTGACATTATATATATATCTCCTTTTGTTATTATAGGTTGTTGCTAATTAAGCGTAGTAATTTCAGTATCAGAATTATCCGTCCTCAGACGGGTTAAGTCTTACTTTCACTTGCTATTCTAGGACAGCAATTTATCCACAGAATTTTATTAAATAACTTTAGATCTAGAAACTTTGTCGGCAACCATTTTTCTAAATGCACTATCTGTAGCGTATCTAGGATCTGCCATGTCAGCTTTCATTTGTCCTAAACTTTCATACGCAGAACCAGATTGTTGTTGTGCATTGTCGCCTGTTGATAGGCTAGGTTCTTTAGTTTCAGATTGAAAACGAGCATACATACCTTTTATAGTAAATAATGCAGTCTCGTTATCTCCACTTATATTGTTATTAAATTGTTGTATTTCACTTTCGGGTAAATTTTCAGTTACCCAATCAGTCATACTTTTATAATTTTCTTCGCCACCTGTACTGTCAAAAGCTTGTTGTTCAAATTTTTGTGCAACAGCATCTAAGCCTGCTAAATAATTATCAATGTATGATTTTGGCAATCCTGCTTTTTCAAGAGATTGAATAGTGTTTTCACTTAACTCTCCGTTTTCATCAAACTCTTTTTGTGCACTATTAAAATCAAACGTACTAGGAAGTGTGTCTGCTTCTAGTTTAGTTTCTTCTTTAGGTGCCTCAGATTGTTTCTTTTCTAATTCTTGATAAGACTTTATTAAATCTTCTTGAGATTTAAACTTACCTAAAATTAATTCTTCTTTTGCAGGTGCTTCTGTCGGTGCTGTTTCAGTAGTTGCAACATTATTTGCATCATCAGCTTTTTTAGACATTTCATCTAAATACTCTTGAGTTTCTTTTACTTCTTCGACAGGTACTTCTACTTTGTCAACCATTTCTTCTCCTTATTATTGATCTTGATTTTTAAAACTATCCCTGACCATACCCATACCCTCTTTTACAACGGCAGGGGAATTTTGTTCCATCATCATTTGTTCTTGTTGAGCTTGTTGTTCTGCTTGGATTTGTTCAGGAGATTTTATAAGTCCCTCCATCTCTACTCCAAGAGAGGTACCAACACGTTTCACATACTCATCTAAATTAAGATAAGTCATAAGCTGTTGTGCGAAAGGTTGTAGCTGTTGTACAAATGTATTTAATCTTTGTAGGTCGCTAGATCTACCTAAAGCTTCTAGTCCTGTTACAATTTTAGGACGTATACTTTCTTTAGGTAAAGTTGGTAATGCTTTCTTTCTTTCCATTTGAAACATTAATCTGTTTATTAATGGAAGTTGTAATTCTTGAGACAATAAAGAGTACAGGCCACCTAAACTATCGTCTAGTTCTTTAGAAACATAATTTATTTCTGTAGCTGTAACTCTATCGTTTTGTCTTTGTACTGATGTATTTAACATAAAAGCAAATTGTAATCTTTCTTCAATTAACTTCATTGTTTGGAATGCAATATTAAAATCAGAAAACTTATTAACCTGAAGTGTAGTAACATCTTCTGCGTTACCCTCACGGATTGCACCGTTAGGACTTTCAGATAAAGTTTTTAAACGAGTTGATCCGTTTGGTTTTACTAAAAATAAAACTTTACTTGCAGCGGCAGAACCCTCGACTACAGATCTGTATAATGCTTCTAAACTACGAAGATCACCGATGTACTCCTCAATAAATCCTCTACCATAATCGCTATTGTCAATAGACGTATATCTTAATGGTATGAATGCGTTTTTATCTATAGGATATGTACCTATAGATGATGGTACAATCTTTTCGTAAATCTCTTGGTGTACTTCCCATTTTTTACCATTAGCTGACCTTTTAACACAAGTATAAATTTCACAAGTATCATCGTAACCATCTTTTTCTTTATCTCCCTCTACTAACAACTTTTGTTCTTCGGTAAGTGAAGATGGTGCTACCATGTCTTTTGTAATTATTTCTAATACATTTCCAATACCATCTCTTTTGACTACATATCTATCAAGATGATATACTTTCATCTTAAGATCAGGTGTTATGTATAATAAAACATTACCGCAAATTATAAGATGCTTAATTGCTTCAAATAAAGCATTTCTAAAATTGTTAACTTCCATTTCATTCATAACAACTCGTTCAATAGAACCCATAGCTTTTTCAAACTCGCCTTTCATATCATCTCGACCAGCGAGCTCAGATAAAGTAAACTCGTCAAGTGTTAGTCTAAAGAAAGGTTGATTAGGGGGAAGTAAAGCTAAAAGTAGCTTTGAAGATAGGTTGTTAGTACCTCTGGCACCAATACCTTGATAAGGAGTATGTAAAGTAGTGTGTTTACTGTGATACTCACGAGGCATTATGGACGGGATCGTAAACTCAGCACTGTCCCGTGCACGATCCAAGAATGGATCTCTTATAGCCTCAAGCGTATTATACCTTGATTTTGCCGTAGAATAATTTGCCATAATTTATTAAGGATTAGGTACGTTTGCTCCTGTTTGGGTTGTTGAACCACCGACTTGTAAAGGTATCCTTAACGCTGCTTTTCCTCTTTTTTTAGAATAACTAACATTACTAGATGTCTTTGTTTGAGGAGCTTTTGGAGCTTTCTCTCTTAACCTAGTATTACTAGCATTAATTTCTGATGCTGGAGGAGCAGGAGTTGGAGGTGGTGGAGGTAATTTCGGTCTAGAAAATCCACACATATTATTTAATATCTCCTATTATTGTTTCATTTAAAATATTGTTTTCTTTATCATTTAGAATTTTCTCTAAATGGGACACAACACTTGATTGACCTGCTTTAAACCACACTTTTCTTTCATTATCGGCAAGATTAGGAGATTTATCAGGGAATTGTTTTTTTAAGTAATCAATTAACTCTTGTGAAATCATAATTATATCCAAGAGAGCAACTATTTAGCTTGTATTTTAAGGGGGATTGGTACTACTTTAAGTACGTTTTTGGTAGGTATAACCATAGTATTACCGCCCTCTGCGATAACATATTGGTCGTTTTTAGTATCTGTCGTAAAATCAGAGGCTAAAACAAATGCGTCTTCGGTGTGGTTTATAAGAAAACCTACGCTTATACAGATAGTCGGTAACATCTGTTCAATAGTTGATAATTCGTTCCAACTACTATCACTATTTGCGTCTTCCCAAAGAACAAAAACAAATTTATATTTCGGTGGGTTTAGGCTGATCCACTGTAGTATTTTCTTTAGAAGCTTCTTCATTTTTTTCATCTTCTATTGGCACCTCCTCTAAGGTTGATCGTTTTTCTCTGTGTTCTATTATTGTAAATACAGCTTTTGTACTTGGTGGATACTCGTTATTTATGTCAGGTGTTCTAGCATAAAAAGTATCTTCCATAAGAATATCTACATTCATATAAGTTTTCTTTTTCCATCTCTTTACTTCTGCACCACTCATTTTCTCATTTCCTTTATCTTTTCTATTTCTAATTCACAGTAATGAATTATTTTTTCTAGGTCTTGTATTTCAGTTCCTTTAAACAAATATCGACAAACGTACTTAACTATACAACCTTGAAAAAACGATAAACCATTTTTAGAAATAAATTCATAAGGTTGTATAATAAACTTTTGATAATGTGAGCCTCCTATTTGTCTATCTTTAGGAAAAGCTTTATCGAACATATTTTTATTTGGCATCTCCACTCCACAGTATAGGTTGTTTCTTTTTAAAATCGTAATCAGTGTTTCTTAATATTCTAGCTAATCTTGCTTGTACTAAAGCATCGTCTTCTGTTAAGCCTTGTTCTTTGTAACAATCCTTAAC